TTAAAACAATGATGTGCGTAATTTTAACCATTGACTTTCTAATCCACCTAAAATTTTATTTGTACATTTTATACTATGATCGTTTGTTGATACTAATTGATATTCTTCGAATGTGGTATAGGATTGACCTATATATAGAATTAAACCTATTACAATCATTGACGAATCGAAAAAGACCCCACCATGAAAACTCCAGTAATTTTTAATGCTTTTCATTAGTAACTCAGATAACAATTTGTACAAATTGAACTGCTTTTCGTTTAGTTCAAACCATTTAGTTGATATGTGACGTTTATTTTGATATTCGTTTTCTTTCAATGATTCTTTTGTTTGAACATCAGGTTCTTTTAAAGCTAATTGTAGTCTATGAATCATTCTTCCATAGAAATTACTTATCATGTCAGAAATCCTTACGCATAAATTATCAGTTGAATCGACCTCTATGACATCATGATAAGACTGTGTTTTTGCTGAGTTGAACGTGTTTTTCTCTCTATCTAAAGTTAAGGTTACTTCACTCCTGTCAATATGCTCAGCTACTAAATACTTGTTAAATCCTTTAAAAATAAGTGTATAATCCCATCCATAATCACATTTGATATACTCTTCTTTTATCTGCATTTTCTTAATAATTTCTAGAATATTTCTAATAGCTTTATTTTGATCAATTGTGCGTTCATAAGAAGATGTTACAGTAAGACTATACTCAAGAATTTCAATCAGTTTGTTTTTAACTATTATGGAATTTACCTCTCCATTTTTATTGACCAATTCCATAATAATATCTGGAAACTGATGATGAAATAAGTATTTGATTAATATGTACTTAAAAGTGGGTATGCTTAAATCCAAACTAACAAAAAGTGATAAATTGATTTCAATCCATTGATTTAAGAATTGTTCTAATAGATACTCAGTTTTACTCTCGATAATAATCTGTAAGAGTATTGACCTTTTTACGAGAATATCAAACAAATCATTGTACATAGAAACTGCATTCTGATTAAAACTAGCAATTCCATATTCATAATTCTTCGAACTTATTGTGACTCCCTTGAGTTCTTTGTTATCACTCAATCCGAAATTCTTTTTGTGTTTTTCTTCAAAAATTTTAAAATCGTTCATGATGCAATTTTGAGATTGAGCTTTATAGCCTATAAATGCACCAACGTAAGAATCACTTTTAGATTCATCGTGGATATTTAATTTCCTATTTTTGATTGTGATTTTTCTGTCGTGAAAAGATTCATCATAAAAGAATTTATACATATCACTGGCACCTCAATCTAAAGTTAAAAAAGCGGTTATTTATCTGAAACATCATAATATAAAATATCATCATAACTGTATATGATTTTATACTTGAAAACTATTCTAGCAAAGAAGTATTTATCGGAAATTAATTTGAAAAGTTCATCCCTTTCAAGCAATATACTTTTCTCCCCATCAGCACCTTCTTCATATTTGTAAAGCCCATTTACCAATTTGAAATCACGATCAATGATGGTGTTAATTTCTTCATTATTAAAGAATCGTAGCGAACTATCTTCTGAAATATACTCAATATTCATTCTAATAGGATTATTTCTCATATACAAATCATGAGGTAACCAGAGTTTTTCACCAGCATTAATCTGGTTTATTTCATTAATCAATTTTGATCTCTCTAAATCTGTGTTCAATTCATAAATAAATGCATTTTTTGTTGTGGGTTTAAACGCAATAATATTATTTAAGTCATCAATGCTGTAAGAGGTTATTTTTTTCTTAATGTCATTAATTTTTGGGTCATTTTTAAAATTATCGTGGATTAGCCTATTGATAGATTCAGGAAATCTATCTGCAACAGATTTTATTAAACCATCACTCCATCGAGAATCAAAACTCATTGCAAAATATCTTTTATCTTCATCAGATAAATCTATATCTTTGTCAATTATCGAAAGTTTTTCAATAGCTTCAATAAAGCCTTTGGAGAGTGTTTGTTTATGTTCACTTAGTTTGTCTTCATTTACCTTATTTGCAGAAAGTTCGTTTAGTATTGATTCCTTGATATTTTTATTCTTATATTCCCTTAATGCTTTTGTAATTGAATTCCGTTCCATGTAATCTTCTACAATTTCTCTAGAGTCATAAAAGGAGAATATTGGAAGTTTTTGCTTGGTTATCAATTTATCATCCTTGAACCATTTCTTGTTTAATAAAACAGAAAAAGCGTGTGCATCAGCTTCATTTAAAGATGGAAGTTGAACATCCTCACCGCTGTTAAATGAATACGCATGATGATTAATATTTGATAAGACATAACTTATCCACCAGTCCATCAGAAGCTGTTTTGTGAATGATTTCTCATCTATTATTGATACTATTCTACCACTCGAATGTTTTGGTTCATACCAACTAAATCTATTACTATTACAGTCATATATCTGAAGTAACTTAGGTAATATCTCTGATGTTTGGGAACTGTCTAAATAACTAAGTTTATGGTTAAAGATTGATTTCCAACTTGCACCATCTGAGTTTAATCCCTCAGAAGGTTTCCCTATGAAATTAACAATTTCATCTTTAAATGATTGTGGTGTGGATGGTTCAAGTTCAGCTAAATAGTATAAATAAATTGAAACAAAAACCATATATTCGTCTGTACCATATATAGATACTAATCCTTCAAAAGATGAATCACGAAGTATCTCTAAAAACCATAGTTCATCACTGGATGTAGAATTAACTAACATAGCATTTAAAATTTTGTAATAAAATCTGATAGATCTGTCGTCAACTTTTCCGTATTTCATTTTCATGAAAATCAGTTGAACCAAATCTGAAAACTCTCTTTGTAGTTTATGATTAATCTCTAAAATTGAAAGTATTTTATGTAGTGCGAACATGGATCTAGTAATATGATAAAAATGTTCTTCATCACCATAAATATCTAATATATTTAGCTCCACATTTAAACTCAAAATATCTTTTATATTTTTTAATGAAGTATCTACAGCCTGAATTATATCGATATTTTTGTACTGGTTTTTAACATTATCTATAGTAATTGTATGATTATTAATATAACCAAATAAAAATGTATTTTGAATGTCCAATATTTTGTCAAGATAAATTCTGTTTTGTTGGTTGTCATTAGACTCAAGCACTTTATATGCAGAAATTATCCCTTCCGTAAAAATCAAGTTTTGAACTGCATTAATCATACTTACTTCATTTGACTGTTTATCAAAATCGATTATTTTAAAATTTTTATGTATGTGCTTTTTTATTATAGACTTTACCTTTTTGTCATTACGAATTAAGATAGGAATCTCTTGATTAATAAATACTATTGAGTAAATCACAGAAAAAGTACTTAGAGTCCAAGGTAGAATTTTAAATCCTAAACTGGAACTTATATTAAATATGATAAAAAGTACAATCGTTATTATTAACATCTCATGAAAATTATACGCTTTATCACCACGTAGTTTTCTAAAATCAGTATTTTCAATTCCATAAATTTGTTCTCTCGGTAGCGATAAAGTAATTGAAAGAATAGTCACTACTAGTGGCAATAAAATCATGACAATATCAGAATTTATTACAATTATCGAATCAATTTTGTTTTTATAACATGCATCGATGACTATTGAAATTATTGAACAAATGACCATAACAATTTCAAGCCAATAATTTAATACAATTCTTCCAGTTTCAATTCGCTTTTTATTCTTCATTATATCCCACCCTAAATTATTTATTCATTTCGTAAATATATTGACACCATTGTATATATTATATCACGCTGATATACCTTCTCTTTTATAAAAAAATAGGCTAGTTCTATTTTTTAGAACTAGCCTGAGTTGATTATTTGAATTTAAGTAGATTGATTGTTGATTCAATTTGATTCGTAATATATGCGTTTAAATCGCCATAATTGTTCACTATGAACTCTTTTGCTTCTATATCAAGTTCACGCATGACTTCTTGTTTAGCGATGACCAATGCCTTTTTTTGTGCTTCTTTATCAAAGGTACCACTCTTCTTCAGCGATTCGACATAAGTCTGAAATACGACTCTTACAGCTCGCTCTACAGAGGTTGCTATCGATGTTAATATACGCTTCGCATTTTCATCATTAATCTTGCTGTTAAGATATTGTATCAACTTTGTCCCACCTAAAGTGATGAGAGGTAACACAACTGTCGTTACAACTATACTAATAATAGATGTGATGATTTCGTTCATATGTTCCTGGTCTCCTTAACACTACTATTTCTTTTGGATAAGTTTTTGACGTCGTTTTCTAGGATGGACACTCGAGTATTTAAATCAGTAAAACCGTTATCCAGTTTATCTAGCCTTTTCTCAATACGTTCAGTACTAGATTTGATGTATCCTAAGTCTGATATTAAGATACCTTCATTCTTTCCAGCTACTTTATCTTCTTTTCTATCCGCTCTTCGAAATGCAAGGTATGCGAATAGAATGCTAGAAAATGTGCCAGTTACACCAATGATCATCAACGTTACTTCAAGTTCACTCATTCTGAAATTCCCCATTTCTAATGTCTTTAATCTCTTGTAGATACTGTTTTAAGGTAACCAGGTATGAAGTATCACTCGTTTTATCCCAATTCGTTTTGAGCTCATTAATACGCTTAATCCAATCTTCTGATAAGGTAAGTGTGTACTTTCCACTTCGTATATAGTTATCCAAGATTGCTCTGATTCTTAGGATGTGATAGGCTCGTTTTACGAGCATATTATCTTTATTGATTATTTGATCATAGTACTCAATAACTGTATCTAAAAACTTGTCTAAACGAGAGCTAAAATCAGCATCAACTAGTGCCTCAAATTCGCTAGTAAACAATGGATTGATGAAGATGGTATGCTCTCTTGCATTAATGATGTCATCGGCATGAAGTCTATTGTATAAAGGAATGTCTGCATCCATTTCTTGTCGTTTGCGAAAATCGTGGTATCCATAACCAAAGATATCAATCCCTTCAATTGAGGTATGAATCAAACCCTTAAACCCATGGAGAACAACCGTGATATCAATATCTGAGTTGGATGAAACTGTGTTATATGCGATGGATCCACAATAATACATAAACATGACCTCATGTTCTGGAAACATATTGATGACTATATTTTTAAGTCTTTCATTATCAAAAATTGTGTTATTCGGATTCATGTGCTATTCCCTCCAATACATCAAAATCATCGATGGATTCATCAAATCCATTGACATTTTCCTTTAGCCAAAGGTACGCTAATGCAACCGGATTTTCATCTTTAAACAAATCAAAGTCATTGGTTGGTACTTCGATGTCAACTGCTTCTAGGGGGTTAAATCCATTTGCTCTTTTATCTTTGTCTAAATAGGATGCTAAGCAAATAACAACTTTCTTGTCACGGTAGTTGAGATTGATTCCAATAATGCGATGGTAGGTAACGCTAATTCCTACACGAGATTCTAAACTTTTAATGATGGCCATTTTATGTCCTCTTCTTTCTATAAATTGATACTTGTAATGTGTCAGGTGACCCCAGGTTTAGTCCAGGATTTAAGTATAATCTTCCAATATCACCATCTATAACATGAACGAACTCTGCCATTGCAACCGTAGGACTTGAATCATCGGATAGTGATGAAATTGATTTTCCTTTAGCAATCCAAGTGTAGGTGGTTGTTGTGTTTGACTGAAATGTAGGGATTAACTCAAATGAGATTGTCTTTGTGATTCCGTAGGTGGGTGTTTTACTTCCAGAGAATTGATCATTGATATAAAAGGTACTTGCAGCTCTACCACTCGTTCTCGTGAGACCAGTATTGTAATCATCATCGTATCTGAGACTCATGTAACTCCCCAATAAGTATGAACCGCTTGAGTTCATGTAGCTGATATAGGATGTGGACGTATCACTCATAGTTCCAGCGGTTGATGCCAAAATGTAAACCTCATAGATATAGTTGTTATCAAAAGCATGATATACCGTATGATAGTAAAGACTTCCTTGATACGAATAAACGAGTTCTCCAGTTCCCCCAACTTTAATGATGGAAGAATTTCCTCTAATAAAGAGTTCATTGGTCGTGGTATTAAATCCCATCTCACCCACATAGTTCAGTGTTGAAGTGGTTGGGTTAGCGGTTCCTCTTTTAACTCGAATGATGGGCATTAATAGGTTCCACCATCGATGATGGATGCATGTGTTAAGACAACATCCTTATCTAGACCTATGAAGAAGATTTCCTTGTTTGGGGTATAGGTTGTGTTTATTTCTTTAAAAAGAACCAAGCCTGATGTAATTGTTTTTGCCAAGAAATTTACTTTTGTATCAGTGAAAACCATCGCTGTACTAGCTGATACCGACACGTTTTTAACGTTTGCTATACGAGTTCTTTGATCATCAGTTAAATGAAGATTGCTAGACACGTGAGCATTATAGGTTGTTGTTGTTACCCCACCCAGTTCGGATAATGTAATCGTTACGGCACCAGTTTTGGCATTAACAGATGTTACAGGGCTTACATCCGGTATGATGGATGATGGTAATTTTCCATCTGCTCCAATCAGTGGAACAGTGCCATTTGTTGTACCTGTATTTTTCTTCGATGCAGTACCAAGAGCGAGTGCAGTGATTTTAGTATCCATACTTGATTCAGCATTCGCTTTATTCAAGTATTCAATATAATCAGTTGTTGCTAATGGGTTTCCAGCAGTCCCTGTCTTGTCTTGCTTAGATATAAAGAGATTGCCTCCGTTTAAGTCTACAAGTGGTTCACCTGCTTTAATTGTTCCAGTAGATCCAATAAGCGGACCTGTTCCAGCTGAAGTACGACGTTTAATTTGAATGATTGCCATATTAATATTTCCCTTCTTTAGTGTCTATAAATGATGACTTTTGAAATGGTGTGAGATGTACTACCACAAGTCAATGTTAGATTTCCGCCTTCATAGCGAAGATTTAGTGAGTAGAAATTCCCATAGTATTGATAATTCACACTGTTAGATGAACCAATTTGATAAAACAGACTTGTTCCTGGAAAAGTGATAACCAATGTTCCAATCGATACGATGATTAATGATCTACTCAGTTCGTAAGATGAAGTGCCGCTGATTCTGTAGACTCCAGGTGAAACCGTTGTCGGAGTCATGACTTTCGGTTCGGAATCAGACCGTATTTTTTGTTCAAGATTAGAAACCACTTCTGCATTTGAGATAATCGTTGGTCTTTCATATCCAGGTGTTAGTGTTACGGATGTGGATGTTTTGCTATATGATGCAAGTGGAAATTCATAAAGTCCATCCACTAGATTCAATTGAGTAGTTATTAGTAAAGGGAATCCTCCGCTGAGTTCTTTCAAATAAAGACTCACTTCATTTGTAATTGTGTTTACTCCTAAAATGACATAACCATTCTTTATGGAATCTGGACTCACTTGAACGGATGTGTTCCCTTCAACATAAATTAACCGTCCAAAAATGGCTACGTAGCCATCTTGAAAAGTAATGGTATTATTCGCCAAGGTATAGGTAACTCCGCTCTTAATCCCCTTAAGAACACCTGTACGATGCGATAATAGAAAGTAATACAGATCAGCATCTTTTTTGGCAGAAACATTGCCACCTTCAAATGTTATTTTTTGTAGCCCCATTAAAATTCTCCTCCATCTAAATCAGTAATGCTGCTTTTATTAATTGAAATATGTCCTATTTGATTATTGACACTTTTACTAAGGATTTGGATTTTCTCAGTTAACTTGACTCGATATTCACCTAATGTGATTTGGCAAGATTGAAGTTGGTTCTGAAACCGAAGTCCAGTGATAATTGAATCATACGTTTTACCTTTAGAACGAAACTCAACAAAGTCACCAATATTAGTGTTATCAAATACACGAATTATCTTATGACTCATGGATACCGTAAACGTAATTTGATGATTGGTTCTAGTGACATTCAACTCACTTTGGGCTTTCCCGAGTAGTGTGTCATATTCTGAATCATTATATGTTTTCGTTATTGATTGAACATTATGATACCTAAGATGGTGCGTGGCATCTTCTGTAATTGTACCGTCTGTTAAAAGATAAAATGTTCGTGTTTCAGTAAAGAGTATATTTTCATTTTTAGGGTAGTATATGACCTTATTCACTGATGTTTCAGTTGTGTCGTTAATAACTAAATCGCTTAGTCCTAACTGATCAGACTTTATCCTAATCCCTTGATTCACGTTAACAATTCGAAGCAGGACACCCATCAATTTCCCATTCACAATCACAATTTCTTCTTTGATATTGACCCCATAGCTTTTCGATATGAGTTCAATCACCTCATAAATGGTCATTATTTTATCTGCTTCAAATGATAAATCTCCCATTTTTGATGTTTCTTTGCTAATACTTAAGTATGAGATATTCTCCAAACCATCAGTATTTATAATGAACTCGTTTCTAATTAGTGTTTCGATATAATTTGAAAGGTTTCCAGAGTAAGATTCAACTTTGACACTTCTTTTCAAGATTTCCTTAAACTCTATCGTTCCAATAATCAGTCCATCATCAGCGTTGTCAATACTCTCGATAATTCCTAAGTAATCAAATCCATCTGTATGGAGATAGACAATATCTTTTGGCGTTGCATCAATTGATATCGACGAAACGTTAAAGGTAGATTTTTGAGAGATAACTAAATCTAATTTAATTTCGAACTCTCTAGAAATTGAAACATGGTCTTTAATCTGAAAATTAATTCTATCAAGGATAATAAGTTCCATAGATTACCCCAAATAATATTCATAGATTTTTATTTTGCAGGTGGTTGAACTTGGTACCCCAGGTTTAAATTCAAACGCTACTGCACCAGGTTCTACTGAGAGAAAGTTATCTTTTTCAAAATCTTGAAATTGATAAATGTCATAAGCAATTCCATCCACCACTTCTACCATGGATAAATCATGAATCAAACTTGACACAATGATTTGACTATTCTGTCGATTGATGAGTAATCTTAAGTGGTTTTTGACTAGATCATTTTGTCTTACAATCAATTCAGGCTCTTCCATAGCACCAGTGATTTCGATAATCATATTTGCTTTGAGATGTCCACCTATTTGAGTGTTAATCATACCTTGTGAAGCATTTGCGTACGTAAATTCATATGAATAAGGATAAACTTTTCCACCACCATCCACATTAGCAGTAATCATGAAGTGATGTTCTTTAATCCAATAAGACTTTTTGTTTAACACAATTTCTGACTGCAACCCACCCGCTTTTAGTTCTGATTTTGAGAGATGTACAATATCAACAAAGCAATATTTCACGTCATGACTTTCATAGAATAGTTTCAAATCGTGCTGTCCTTTTTCAAGAAACTGCATGAATTTATAATAGCCATGATATCCATCAAGAAAGGTAATCACAGCTTTGATTTCTGATAACTCAAAGTTATTTTTCAGAGTTGTGTAGTGAATATCATGTTTTAGGTAACTATAGTTTTTAGAAAAACCTAATCCGTTAACACCAGTTAGTAACACTTTATTAAAGTATGTGAAATGAAATCTCTCTCCATATTGATTCTCTAGGAGGAAAACTCTCATAAGTAAGCACCTCCCAAAGCACGATTGAGTGCATCTACATCGATGGTTGATGCAGTTGTATTGACAGTAACGTTGTTGGTTGTATAACTGCTGTTTGATGAACTTGAACTCGATTGAAATATCTTCCCTGAGAATAGATCCCCAAAGAAATTACCCACTTTACCAAACACTTTTCCGACACCTTCGAATGCCTTAGCGATATTATCGATAATCCATTTAACGGCATCGATGATTTTTGTTAATAACCATAAGACTGGCTCAAGAACGGTCATGAGGAGTCTAAGAGCTGGTGCTAATAAAACACTGATTACTTCTCCAATGATGGCAAGTAAAGGACTAAATGCTTCAAGTAAGAACTTGATCATATCGAGTTGTCCAATCAGTGGAGCAAGAAGCAAGTCAATGAGTGGCATCAGTAAAACCATGACACTTGCTATCGCTTCAATGATAACTGTAATCAATGCCAAGATTGGTTCTAGTACAGCAATTAACACATCGAGGATTGGGGTCAAGATTTGAATAAGAATATCAACCAAGATGAGTACTACATCTGCTACCACTTTAAATAACGACCCCAGTACTTCAAGCACTCGATTTAGTGGGTCAATAAAGGACATAATTAAATCTGCAATTGTATTCATGACAATGCCTAAAACACCAATGATTACTTCTAAAATAACTTTTAGGGGTTCCAGGAGCTGTACAAGTACCACTAACACTTTTGATAGAACGTTGCCGAGAAGCTCGACAACCATTTGAATAAATGGAACAAGTGATAGAATGACACCGGATAGCATCTTCAAAATTTCGATAAACGGTGGAAGTAATTCTTCAAGTAACCCTAATAGAGCATTCATTAGTTCGCTTAAAACCATAATAATCACATCTATCACGTTGATAAGTGGGTCTAAAATGCCATCTAAAAGTTCAACAAAGGCATTGATCAAGGAATCAAGAATACCAATAATCACTTCGAAAATTGGTTCGAGTTTAGACGCAAGTTTTGATATGAGTTCTGTGATCGGCACTAAAAGTTTTTGGAGTGCATCAAATACTTTTTTCAATAGTTCCTGGAACTTTTCGTTTTTGAGCAATAAAACTACCAGTGCAGCAACAAGACCAATGATTGCAAGTTTGCCAATCGCAAGTCCCTTAAACAGTTCTGCACCTTTAAAAATAGATAGAGCGGATTTCAATTGTCCAAATAATGGAATTGCTTTTGCTACAATTACCAAGATTGGTCCAATACTAGCTAGTACTACTGTAAATATGCCAACCATTTTCTTTGTTGAATCGGATAGATTAGCCCACCAATTCACCATACTTCTAGTTGCTGGTATAACTTTTTCTTGGATGGTGTCGACAACTTTTTGAAGTACTGGTACAAGTGTGACTCCCAAAGATACACTTAAACTCGAGATAGATTGCTTCAATTTATCTACAGAATCATTGAATTTTCCTGCAGTATCAGCTTGTTCACTAGTTACTAAACCTAATGCTTCTGCCTCATTTTTGAGTCCTTCAATTTCACTTGTAGTTGCACCAATCACTTGAGCGAGTTCAGCACCAATCTTGTCACCGAAGATTTGGTTTGCAATAGCTACTCGTAGTGTTGCATCTTCTAGACTTGATAAACTGTTTCTAATAAGGTCGAAGGCTTGGTCGCTATCCAAACCTATTAGATCGTTGGTTGTTAATCCAATTTGGCTAAGGTACTCTTCGTACTTAGATCCATTTCCAGTGGCGATATCACCTAAAATTGAATTCAACCTTACAAAGGACTTTTGCATTACTGCTTCATCAACAGCAAGGATTTTAAAGGCATGACTCCACTTTTGATATGCTTCAACTGATAAATAGACTTTGGATGCATTATCAGCGATTGCATCTGCAGTTTGCATGGACTTCATCGTTAATACACCTAAAGCAGAAACAGCACCAAGAATTGGTGCAGTCACATACTTAGTCATCGATGACCCTACTTTGGCAAGCTTATCAACGTTGATGGCACCTAAAGACTTAATCTTCGTGGCAGTTTGTTCTAACTCAATGTTTAGTTTGTTAATGTCGGTTTCAGTATATTGAATTGATCGTTTCAATGCACCGAATTCTTTCTCCGAAATCGCACCAATTTTTAATGCCTTTTTTGCTTCTTCAAGTTTTGCATTTTGTGCTTCGAGTTTCTTTTTTGAGGTTTCCAGGACCTGGTTTAATTTATCTTGTTTATCTTTCCATAAAGAAATATTTGAACTATCAAACTTTAAAGCATTGTTGATTGCTTTTAAGTCCTTCTGCTCTTCCTTAAGTTCGGATGTGATGTCTTTAAGGTTACGGTCAAGTTCGGTCGTGTCAAGACCAAGTTTGATGTTTAAACCTTTAACGGTCTCTGCCACGTTCATCCCCTCTTTCTATAACAAGAATTTATCTATATCTGTTTGGGTAGCATTTCTACTGCCCACCCCACCATGTGTTTCCATCTCAATATCAACAATTTCAGCATAAGTATTGATGTCAAAATACTGACTTTCACTAATTTGAATACCTAGTTTGGCTAGGTTATAAATGATAGAAGCAGTGATGGGGATGTTACCTACTTTTTTGCTGAGTTTCCCTCTTTAATAGTTCCAAGTAGTTCTGCAATTGTAGTGGCTATTGTTTCCAACTCAATAGTGTTACTTAAAATCGTGAAATCGAACTCTTGAAGAAACTCATCATAACTAGATTTGGTAAAAGGTTTATGCAAAATATAGGTGATTTTAAATATGACATCAATGACTGTAGATAGTGCTGATAAATTATTGTGTTGTGATAACTGATCAAGCACTGAGATGTCGGAAAAGAGTTCGGTTCCAAAAGTATTTTTGTATGAAATTATGGTAAATAAGCTTGATTTAAGTTTGTACTCACTGTTTTGAATGTGTAGTGTCTTTTCCATGGGTTATACTCCAATCGTTGGTAATACTGGTGAGGTTTCTAAGAATGTAAGATAATTAGTATCTCCAAGATTAGCGATAACATGAGTGATGAGATAATTACCAACCTCAATTGGTCTTGCAACGATACTGAGAGTGATTGAGTTAGCTTCAACTGATTCACCCTTGGTTTTTGTTGCTTCATTGACCGGTGTAACTGAACACAAATAAAACCAAACACGTCTTGCTTTGGCATCCCCTTGAAATTCAAAGCCTAAAGCAAATGTTTGAACACCCGCATTTGTGACTTCGACTAGATTTCCGTTGGTTAACTTCTTATACCCCAAAATATCAATTTTGAAAGTGTCTGATAGTTCTGATAGTTTCAATGTGATATTTCTACCAGCGTTTTGAACAAGTGTTGCAATCACTGAATCATCAGCGTAAATCGACTGACTACCTCCAATGATTTCACTTGAGAATTCCTGAGCACCTAAAAGTGAAATTGGGGTATCAAATGTCCAAGACCCATCTTCCGATTGAGTCGCCTTAGAGTAATGAACATTTTTTAGACCAAAGGTTACTTTGTTTTGTGACATGATTAATATCCTCCTGTGGATAAAATATTGATTTGGTAAACACGATTGATTGAATAATCATCGTTTTGATAGGTACTCACCAGCACCGGAATGATTTCCTTTTGATTCATAGTCTCTTCAAATAGATGAATGAGTGCTTCATTTCTTGTTTTAGTAACAATTGTTACTTGATATTCGACATTGTATAGAAGTGCTCTATTGTCTGCTGTGATTGGCCGTTTAGAGATTATTTGATAAACAATATACGGCAGCTGATTCGTTGTTTCGGTATTGTCATAGAGATTGCTCATATAGTGGACATTCTCGGTTATACTTCTTAAAGTGTTATAAATTATATCGTTATGTAGTGCCATTGGTAATGATCCTTTTAATGTCTTCTAACATCTTTGGCGTGAAATAATCATAAGATGGTCGAAGAAATGGTCTTCCAGGTATATGCTTTCCATTTGTATGTCTAAAACCAAGTTCGATAAGATGTACGAGTTGGTATTTTGATTTACTTGATATGTAGATAATTTGGTTTGTCCCAGTTCCAACAATAGTTTTTACAAAAGAGTCTGCTAGATGGTTTCCAACCTGGTTACTTCTAGGTGCGTTTTCTTTTACATAATCAAGAATTTCATCAGCACAGTTTTCAACGCTTTTGAGTATACTTTCCTTGGTTTCCACCGCATAATCACTAACCATTTCAGACAGTTTCCCTGCCATTTCGCTCAAATTGATGGCCATATAAAATCATCCTCAAGCAAGCTAGTTTTCGATAAGTAGAGTTCAATGAACTGGCCACCAAAAAAGGTGCGTTCAACTCGATAATAACTGTTTTCAATTTGGACAAACTTCTCATTTTGATAAGAGAATGCATTGACTTGAACTTTAATCTCAATTTTGATTTTCGTTTCAATCGATACTTTCCATTCTTCTCTTGTCAGTGAACGCATGATACCAATCACATCTTTACTCGATAAAACATCATACTTATCTTTGTTTTGTGAAACGGTTATGAGTTTGAGTCTGACATTGGGACTATTTGGGAATGGCATATCAAATCCCCTTGGATAGTGATACTTGCTTTAAAAGGAAATAAAAGGCTTGTGGAAGTTCTTTAACTGATCCATCGCCTTTAAAACCGAAAAAGGTTTTCACATAAATGAGAACCAAACTTTGTATATCGTGATCCAATAGATGAGTATCACTCACCCCAGTAGACTTGACTAGGGTGAGAGCACTCTCAATTAGAGCGTTTATTTCAGCGTCCGCAAATGATTCGGAATCACTGATCATCAATGAACTTTTTACTAGGTTAAGTAAACTTGATGGTACGCTCATGATGTTATTCGCCAGCTGGTGTTACTGCACCTTTTTTCACACGAACAAAGCCTTTGTATCCAACAACATTACCACCTGCAAAGACAGATGCTTTGTAGCAGATGATACCTTGTTTAAACTTATAATCAGTGGATTTACTGATTTCAATTGGTGAAAAGATTGCTGTTTCATAGTTCTTTAAGGAACCGTAAGCAATGCAGTATGCACCAGTTGTGGTTGCAGTGTTGCTGATTGCATCACAGTTGGAGTTGATGATATAGAAAATGCCATCGATAGTATGGTTCACATAATCAATCGTATGTACTTTACGACCTTCCGAAGTACGTAATCTTGCAAATGCACGAAGGTCTCCTTTACTTAAAATAAGGACTGCACTACCTTCAACTTCTTCCGGTCCACCATAAGCGTAGATAATATCATCAAGTGTATCTTCAGTGATTTCTGACACTTCAACATCAGTGGTATCACCAAGTGCAACAGCACTTTGACTAAAAATACCGGTGAATTGGTTTGAACCACCTGCACCTTTCAAGATTTCGAGGGATAACTTTTTCTTTAGACTTGTCTTAATGTTTTTGATAACTTCAGCTTGGTAATTGACTGCAGGTAATTTTTCAAGCTCTTCAGTGATTTCAGTGTAGGCTGTCAACTTACACTTTGTGATGGTTAAATAACCAAACGTTGGCTCGGTTTCTGTGTAGTCAGCACCTTCAAGAGTACTTCCTGCTACACCAGAACCTTTAACGAATGTTTTCTTATAAGTTTCTCCTCCAATTAGATTGACAAGATTGATGTTATCCACGAGAGTAGATACTTCACTAAATGGATAAGCAGTGAGTTTGGTATCGGTGTGTTCTGGTAATAGAATTTCATCTTGAGACACCTGGATGGTGCGTTTTTCTCGTAAGTCTTGACCACGTTTCTCAAGAACTTCTTTAGGAATCCCTTTTGATTTGGTTTCGATGACAGGAGATGGATCAAACTTTTTAGCCATTTCAATCTTCTTGTTTAAAACTGTTCGCTCCTCATTAAGTGTATCAATTTCTTGTTCTAGTTTTTCGAGTTCTTCAAGCGATGCAGTATCCGTTACTTTGCGAATTTCTGCTAATCGTTGTTCAATTTCTTTCATGCGTACATTTGAGTTCATATTTAATGACTTCCTTTCAATTTGATTTGAATTCTCTTTTTTATGAGGTTCGTACTCTTATCAATCTCTACCTTATCCAAGGCTTCTAGTTCCAACTCCATGGTTTCTAGACTACGAGCATAGATTGAAGTATCTTCATAAGCTGGGGTATCAACAATCGACACATCATAAAGACGTTCAATCGATTTGATCATACGTTTGGGGATTTCACCACTTCTATCCCATGTTTGTTCTTTCACACTAAAAGCAAATGACATCTTATCAAGCAGTCCGTTTTGAACCATCTTAAAGATGTCCTGGTTGGATGCTGTATCAAGCAGTTTAGCTCGAACCTTTAGTCCTACTTCATCTACCACAAGTGTGAGAGATTCATTACGAGTTCTAGCGATAACAAGAAAGTTATCTTGATGGTTATATTTGAGTGGCACATCTTTCATCTGAGTTTGTGATAAAGCATTCTTATCAATTGCTTCAATAAATCCACGTTTCTCATCGCCAATCAAAGTTTCCTTGTTAAAAACGATGGCATAACCTTCAAGAACCATCTCGTTATTTTCAGTGTTCAGTTGTATTTCTGATAATCTAATCTCTTTATTCATAATAAAAAACTCCTTCGATATACCAATTGTATCGAAAGAGTTTTAAATATTTAGGGGTCAAACTGATGACTTGTTGATATAATTTAGAAATAAGGAGTTGATTATCTATGAACCAAGAACAAATCATTAATAAGGCATTACATTTATACAAATCTGGACAAAACGTTTTTTCATCTGAAATATGTGAATCTATCGATAAATTGCATCATCATGATAGGATTCACACTATTATTCAAGTCATTAAGAAGATTAATGAACCTGCAGAAACTCTAATTCTTTATGGAAAATTGACTGAATCATTCAATTGGTTGACTGAGGACGATATTAAAGAAATAAAGAAAAGAGTATAGTTCTATTTTAAGTCACCTATTTGGTAATCGTTTGCTTTGGTTGAATCAACATAATTCAGACTTTGTAGACGTTTATTACCATCTTCAACTGGTTCAAGACCCAGTAATGCTCTTGATTCGTTCAAACTCATGAGACCTAATCCCATGAGTTTTTCTATTGCATTCACTTTTGTGTTCCAGGAAGCATATTGTAGTCTCTCACTGTAGAAGATAATTTGCTCACCTTCTTCTTTTTGTTTTCTCGATAAAAGGATTCTAGAAAACTCCTCAGATAATTTGATTGATAACTGCTCAATTGTTCCTTCATAGAAAGCGTTGAATTCCTCTTCAGTGTACTTATTGTTGTAAATAGGTTCAGACACTCTGAAATAAGATAGGATTTTTTTGTTAAGGAAATCTAGTGTTGCTGCATCCACTAGCTTTGGATCAATAGTTAGAGGAACATAATCAGCTTTTAAGTCAACTGGAATGATAGCAGAGTTGTTTTCTCGAATACTATTTTTCAAGGCTGTGTCAAAAAGTTCTTTTTGCTTTTTTTTATCTTCTTGCGACAGCATAGCATTCATCTTAAGTAAACCTTTGATTTGAAATGATGATTTGATCGCATTATCGATTCCTTGCAAGATTGAGTCATTGATTGCAATAGTTCTTAATACTGCACTATGGTCGGAGATTGCACCATTACCACCAAAGATTTCATTGGAATAAAAGTAACGTCTTAAATGTATTAGAGAGTCATACGGAACTAGGTAACTATTTCCATCATCAAAATGCATTTCAAGGTAGACAGTGCCTAAGTCATCTTTCTTTATCTCAACTGTATTAGGCTTGATTGGGTAAAGACCTTCTAATTCATTCCGCTCGTTAAACTTGGGATATATAAAAACGTTGTTATTCAAATAGAGTAGTGAAACAATCTTATAAATAAAATCACTAGGACTCATTAGTTCATTTGGCTGATGTTTTAAAAGATATGATAAGGTTCCCTTTTGTTCTTCTACTAGATTCTTAGTTTCCTTGATATGCCTTGGTTTTAGTTTGGATGCATGACTCGCTATGCAATCAATACAAATCCTGACAGTATCTGAATTTAGTATGTTCGAACCAAAATCACTAAAAATATCGGTTAGGTTAACCGATAAAAAAGATTGATCTATACTCTTTGTTTTTTTACGACTAAATATTCCCATTTATTTCACCATCTGTTCATACTCGTTACGATATCTATTCAATACTGCATAAGCGATTATAAGTGCAACTGCACCATCAATTCTTCTAAACTTACTACTCAATTTACTTGGTTGAATATTTCCGTTGATATCAATTTTCGCCTGTGTATTCGCTAGATTCCATTTCAAGATTGGATTATTATTGTAGTTGATTAACTTATTCTTTAGATCAGCTTCAAGTTGTTTCATAGGTTCTGATAGTGTATAGATGCCTTGTCTTACCTTCTCCATTGTGAACCCAAGCTCTTCCATTTCCTTAATCCAATAAAGTGCATTCCATGGATCATATCCCACCCATAATGGGCGGATACCATCTTTTTGCACCCTTTCCATAAACCACTTAGTAACTAGTGAGAAATCATTTTGATTACCATCGGTCAATGTGAGAAAGCCTTGTTGATGCCATAAATCATAGGGAACTGAATCTTCTTCAATTCTTTTTAGCATCACATCTTTCGGCATAAAGAAATGTGGTAATACGTATTTGATATTGTCTTTTTGGATTAATAATACTGCACAAGTCAAGTCTGTCGTATTCGATAAATCAACTGCTCCGATAGCATAACTATTCTTCAATGAAATTGTATGCTTACTTTCGTTGTTCAAATCGCTATAGGTTAACCATGAACCTGATTCAGTTTGCTTGATATTAAAATCTTTACATAGCATTGTGACTCGTGTAGATAAGTCATTCTTCGATTTATTCATGATGTCTTCTAAGTAAGACTCAAGCTTAATACTTCCTAAAGAGGGATTTGATTTTTGCCATGTTTTTTTATCTGAATAGATTTCATCTTGTGAATCCTGGGTGTATAGCCACGGCAATAGTTTCTCATCGCTAATCTCTCCCTTAATCATTTTTCTACAGTATTGTAGTTTTTTATCAAGAAATCCCTCAGTTACAGTGCCTTCTGTTGTGATGATAAAGATGAGTGGTTCTTTCTTGGTGGATTGACTTTGTTTAATCGCATCGTAAACTTTTGAATCTGTCATCTCATGGACTTCATCAATGCAACCAACTTCAATGTTATATCCATCTTTATTTCGAGATTGAGCAGAAAGTTTCTTGATTTTATTTTTTGTCCTTGGTGAATAAATGTAGAAGATATTTTTCTTGCTTCTTTTCTCACTTGATAAGGCTTTGGATCCTTCACGCATATTGTTAATCTCTTCAAACAAAATACTTGCTTGGTCTGATGTATTGCTTGCACATACAATATCAACCCCACCTCTAGACAGGAAGAATTCTGCAAGATCGATTCCAGCAACAAATGTTGTCTTTCCGTTCTTTCTAGCGATTAGGAGCAACACTTCGTTGAATCTTCTTAATCCAGTATCTTTGTACTTAAATCCATAGGCTGTCTGTAAAAGTGCTTTTTCCCAAAGTTCTAAAATAAAAGGATGACCATTGAATGGAGACTTCGTATGCTTACAGAATGTTTCTATGAAATTTATCCTTGTATGTCCTGAACGTTCATCGAATGCATACTTTGGATTGTCTAAATCCAAAACAAGTTGATCCAGGACTGCTTTCAGTTCCTTGCCAACAACGATTGCACCTTCTTGAATTTCATTGTAGTAAGTTAGAAGATAATTCATAGATCCTTTAAGAATTTATCAAGCTCGTCATCTTCATCGCCACTGTTTTTACCCATGATTGCACTTATTGTTTTAAGAGTTGATGAGAAAGAAGAAACCAATTTTGTGTAATACTTTGCTGGTTCACTTTGGCGTTGTTTTCCACTTGTCGACACTTGAACAGCACCATACTGGTGTATCTGTTCTTTTAGAATTTCCAATTCCATCTTCATGAATGCAGCTTGTTGAAGTAATTCTTCTACCAGAGTTCGTTTTCCTGAATCTAAACTATCCAAAGCAAAAAGGCTTGAAAGCCTCTTATATTCATCATAGACACAACTGATTTTACTCATAACTCTGTTCCTCAAATATTCTTTCTGGGCATAGTAATACATTCCCAAGTAATCCGATTCCAGTTAAAGCACGGAATGATTCGTTTCGCTTTTTATGCTTAAGCATTCCTTCTTCATCACATATGATTAAGTGATCACGATATCTAGCTGGATAGAGTTCAATATATCCCTCTACAAGACTTTGAAGTTCGCTCAGTGTGAAGTACTCATTCTTTGGTGTAATCGTTGTCACGGTTCCGTTTTCACGGAATAGAATGGCATTCTTCGGTTCTTTGGTGATTTGATATATCCTAAGTGGAACTACATAGTTTTGATTACATTCATCACAACATGTTTCACCACTAAATGGCGATGGATTATTTCCATGTCCATCAAACTGTTTTTTGCATATTGAACATTTTTTCATTTTCAATCACTCCAATTCTTTCTGGATACTTTGTATCTAACAACACAAATACCACAAAGATTTTAAATATCCAGTGTTAAGCGAAATTACCGGCATAAGCGAACCTCCACCAGGCGATTTGAAGTCTACAAGATGGAGGTGAAGCGTAACCTGTAACGTAGTCTCATATCAAGATCACCTTGTTTAAGGGGTCAAAATCAATGAGTGTCGTTTCCGTTTCGACTTTTGATAGTTCACTATCTGTTTTTGATTGTACCAATGAAGTTCAATTTATTTAGGGGTCAAACTGATGACTTGTTGTAATTTTCTCTACGCGCATGTAGGGGGTGCAAGTGTTTGTTCTCCAAAAGTAAAAAAAATCTCAGAATTAAATCCGAGATTTTCAAAAATTAGGGTCACGTATTTTAGATGTGGGGCTTGCGGTCGTGGTAGTTTTTATCAAATTATTGATGTGGGGGGATACTTTTAAAAATTCTAACCCCATCTTTTAGGGTGCCTAAGAAACTTTGAAACTTTAATCCAACAACATTATTGTTCCAAAAAGTTATAGCATCTCTGTTTTCTTGTGCTTTATTTAGCCACAGAGATAAGTTATCTACAAATTGCATATCATGGTTGTAACCTAATTTTGAAACATAAAATAATAGAATTAATGTCATAATCTTTCTGTTCTCTTGATAATTAACTAAATCATAGTAATAGTAAATATCCATATTCAAGAAATTATCATTCTCAAGTTTGTTAATTAGATGTACCATCTCTTCATATGATAAGATTAATCCTTCTAGAAGACGTTCCATCCTTTTAGCCCATTTCAAAGCAGTTTGAATGTTTATTTCGCTTCGCTTAATAGTTCTAGGTTGTGGGAAATAGTTATTAATTACTTTTTTCACTTTTAAACTTTTTTTGTCAAAATCTATTGCATAGGCATTACTTTTACTCACTTTAATTGTTTTATCCAAAGAATACTGGTGTATTTCATCCAGTTTTGCTATGGAATGAAAATCCTTACAAATTTTTACTTTATACCAAACTGCTCCAAATAAAGTGAAAAGAACAAATCTTGCCCCGTCACTAACATATTCATATAATGCATGAGATCCTTCAATATAGTTCAACATGTGTATTGTATGTTCTTCAAAAAAAGAGTCATCAACTATTTTTATAGGACTTTTGCCAGATCCAGTTATATAATTTAAAATACTGGAATACCTATTATTAACACCATTTATATTGTTTTGTTGACAATGCCACTCATAACAGATTTTTGCAATTGTTTTAAATGTTGTATTTGAAGTAAAGAGTTCTTTATAATTTTCGGGTCTAGAATATGCTATTTTAGGATTTATCAACTTTGTGTACTTTGGATCAGCATTTTTTATTCTAACAATGTTTCCCTTGTCATCCAAATCAAAATTATTAAGTAGAAAATCTTTATATGTCGTGAATTTCAGAGAATAGTCAGGTTTTGATTTCAAACTTGGTTTTCTATTGACAAATATTCCGACTTCGTATGAAATAGGCTTGTTATTCCTTCTGTTAGTGTAACCTAGTCTATTTCTAAAAAATGCAAACGAATTTGCAAATTTATTCTCAAATTTACTATTTGTTTTGTTATTACATTTCTTACATACATTTTTTTGCTTCAATTTAGCAGTCGTTATAGAGTCTGGAATTATATCAGATACTGATAAGTCTTCTATTGAGTCGCAATATATACATCTCGTTTGTTCATTCATAATTATCACCAACTACCGTTTATAGTAATTATACCATTTGTGGTTCAGTAGGGCTTAATGTTTCCAAAAATATCAAACTTTATATTTGTTTTCTTGAATCTACCATGCTCTTTATTATGACAATCCTTGCATAGAGCTATAAGATTCTTCATATTCAATGTAATCATTGGATTTGTTATGTTGGACTCATTCAACACAATAATGTGATGAACTTCTTCTGCAATATTACCGCATTTTTCACATCGATAATTGGCTTCAAGCATCTTCAATTTACGAACATTCCTCCATTCTTTGGAATCGTAAAATGGCTTAATTGATTTTGATGACATTAGCTTCTTTCTTTATAGCTTTAATTAATTCGTCGCTGATTGATTCCCATGGATAACTTAAGTATCCAAAATGACCATATTCTGCAAGTGATGGATAAGACTGTTGCTTGAGTTTGAGTTCTTTGATGATGTTTGATGGTGAAAAGTCGAATATGCGATTCACGATAGTTCTCAACTGATCGTTGCTAATAAAACTTCCTCTCGCTTTAACATCAATGGACACAGGAAAGGGGATACCAATTGCATATGCAACTGATACTTCACAAGCATTTGCTAATCCACTCTTTACAATTGCTTTGGCAATGTATCGGCAATAATAAGCACCGCTTCTATCTACTTTTGTATAATCTTTTCCAGAGAATGCACCTCCACCATGTGGAACAATTGTTCCATAGGTATCGACTTGTAGTTTTCTACCGGTAACCCCACTATCTGCATCTGAGCCACCTTTTACAAATTCGCCGGTAGGGTTAATGAGTATCAGTGTATTAACATCTACCAAGTCTGATGGTAATACTTCTTCTACGACATAATGGATGAATTTTTCATAAACACTTCTTTCAACACCTGGTTTTGTTTGAGCACTAACAACAACTGTAGTTATATGCTTTGGCTTGTCCTTTTCATAAGCAATACTAACTTGACACTTACCATCTAATCCAAACACATCTGGATTTTCTCGGTTTATAACATCCATATTTCTAGCGATATTTCTTGCCAAGACATATGAGAGTGGTAGAAACTCTTTCGTTTCATTTGTCGCATACCCATACATAATTCCTTGGTCACCTGCTCCAAGTTTATCTACACCACGACTGATGTCTTTTGATTGTTCAGAGACTTTGACTAGTACTTCAAAATCATCTGCATTTAAGCCTATGTGATTTAATACTTTTCTTGCAGTTACTTCATAGTCAATTTGATCGTTTGAAGTCACTTCTCCGGCTACAACTAACAAGTTGTCTTTAATCAAACATTCAATCGCAACTCTTGAATCCTTGTCTTTTACTAAAAGTGCATCAAGGATTCCATCAGATACTTGATCACAAATCTTATCAGGATGTGCTCTAAACACAGCTTCACTTGTGCTAATTCTCATATTCTTCTCCATTTTCATTAAATATTTCTATGTCAATCAGTGGAATTTTTTGTCCATCCCGTATGAGGTAACAATCTTCGATGTTTCCACCATCTGACAAGTAGCGTTTAACGATGACATCCACATAGATTCTGGATAGTTCCATTAAGTAACATTTTCTACCCAACTGATTTGCTGCAATCAACGTTGAACCACTTCCCCCAAACGGATCCATAACTAACTCACTCTTTTTACTAGAGTTTTTTATGAGTGTGCCAATTAAGTTGATTGGTTTCATCGTAGGATGCAAATCACATCGTGCCGGTTTATTTTCGTTGATAACACTATATTTTGCAGATGCATACATATCTTCAAGGAGCGTGACAAGTTCTTCTTTTTTCATAGATTTGAAGTCAAGCATTGGTGCATCAATTACGGTTGTCAGAGTTCTGTCATCAATAAAGTAATGTGCATTTCCTTCTTTAAATGAATAATAGATAGCCTCATGTTTCCATTGATAATCTTGTCGACCGAGTACGAATGTATTTTTGTTCCAAATTAATTGCTGTCTAGGTTTAAGATTCACTTCTCTTAATGCTAGTTCAAACTCAACCAAGGATGATGATGAATGAAACACGTAAACTGCTCCACCTTTTTTTAAATGGTTTTCCATATTCGAGAAAGCCATAGTTAAGAACTTGATGAAATCGTTACTTTCCATATGATCATTTAGAATACGTCGGTTATCGAACGCTTCTATCACATCCCCTTTCGAGCCAACATCAACATTGTAAGGTGGATCAGTCACTACTAAATCTATTGACTCGTTATCTAGAAGAGTTTTAAAGTCACTATCTTTAGTGGAATCTCCGCAAAGCAATCGATGTTGTCCAAGAAGAAATAAATCTCCCATTTGACTAAATGGTTCATCAGTTACTTCATCATCAATGTCAAAATCATCTTCATGTGTTTCTTCACTAGTTTCATTGATTTGATGTTCAAATCCAAATAGTGACATATCTAAATCAAGTCCTGCAAGTTCCTCGTTCAATTTTTCAATATCCCAGGTTGCTAGTTCACTGGTTTTGTTATCAACCAAGCGAAATGCTTTAATCTGTTCTTCAGATAAGTCATCGGCGATAATACATGGTACTTCAGTTAAACCCAATCGATGGCTCGCTTTATACCTCGTGTGACCTGCGATGATGACATTATTGCTATCAACGATGATTGGAACTTTAAATCCGAACTCTAAAATTGAATTTGCGACTGCTTCAACTGCATCTTCATTGTTCCTAGGATTATTCTCATATTCCCTTAAATCACTTATCTTCTTGTAGATAATCTCCATTGATCCATTCTTCATTGAGTTTCTCCATTCTCTTTTCTGCTAATTCAAGTTCAAGTTTTTTATCACTATATTCCCTACCAAAGTGGATAGTTAGCAAATACTTCGCTGCACCAACATCTGGTGGAACATCCTTAATGTGTTTGATAATTCTTTTTTTAGTGCCACGTACTGTTTCTTCAATATATTGGTCTTCATCGGTTGATTTGAACCCAATTGCACGTTTGACAATGGCATCCATTATCAATCCTTTAAAACGTTCTTTACCTTCCTCATAAGCTTCTTTCATATCTGAATGCTTATTCTTAAGGGATTGGAATGATCGCTTACTGATACCTAGCGCAATTGATACCATCTCTTCATTTGCACCAGTACTTGCTAATTTTTTGATTAAATCGATTTTGCTCTTAAGTTCATTTTTATCCTTCCACTCATGATAGATATTTTTCATATGACTGGTGTTAGCCTCCTTATTGGAAGTTGAACACTACGAATTCTCGCAAGGATTTAATCCCTAGGTTTTATAACCAGTATCCATAAAGAAAAAACCACGACAGTTTCCTTTCGTGGTCTATTGTATCTTTAAAGATGGAATTATTTAGGGGTCAAACTGATGACTTGTGTATTTAATTACACCAACTCATGTTTACAACTTGTCATTCTCAATCAAACATGACTTCAGGATTTAGGTCAGATGGACTTTTCCAGTTAATTCCATAATCACGCTTTAGAACTCTCTTCTGCATTCTCCATATAATGTGACAAAAGCCAAGAAGATGTCCTGTTGCATAATGCAATTCATCTAGTGTCATGTTTTCGTGTTCAGATGTCAGTTTTAATTCTTTACAAATCTCTCTTACAATTTTCGGTTCTAATTCACTCCAAAGAAGTTCAACTTTTTTCTCAATTTCATCATAATCGTATGGTTTTTGCATTTTTGTCACCTTTTTGTTTTGCTTCATTAATCATATCTTCGATTAATTTATCACTAAAAGCGGTAGCATCCTTTTCAATTTCTTGATTAAGATATTGATCATGTCCTGGTCTTTTGTAATCATCGAACTCTTTTAACCATACTTCTACGACCTTAGGGTCATGATATATGAGATCAGGAAAATCAATACAAGCTCTTTGGTATGCATGTCTAGTTTCGTGAAATGCACATTTGAGTATTTCAAGTTCGTTTGCAGTTTCTAGCCAATCACTACTGATAACGACATAATATCCTTCTGCAAGGAATGAAGCATTCGTTTGATCGCATTTAAAGAATGCTTGTGGTTTGAAGTGTACTTCGATTTCTGATAATCCAAGTCTTCTTGATGCATATTCAACACCAAATTTAGCTATTTTTTCTTTCATCTAGTCACCAAATTCATAGATTTTATGTTCCCGTTCACTGTGTTTTTTGCTATGTGATTGACATAACCCTATTTTGTCCTACAAAAGGTATATAAAGGGTAGGCTATGTCCTATAAAGGGTATGTTTACGTTGCCGTTCACACCTATTATCGGACATAATATTATTAGCAACTATAATCAGAATATTTTAGTTGCTTTTTGAAGTCCACAAATAAATCTAGATAAGTACCTAACTGATGAGATTCTTTCAAATATACATCCATTCTTTTCAACCTAGATAAAGCGTTAGACATGTCTTGTTTTCTATCAATGTTGCTGAAATAATAGTTTGGTGTATCATTTTTATATATAACATTTATCCTTTTTATTGACTCGATTGCATGGTGTATTTGGTCGTTAGAAAAATCACGATCTAACAGAAATTGTTTATAACTTATTATTTCCTTCTTCCAAATCATTTTGCTAATGTCTCTTGGTTCTAGTGCTGACGGATAGTGTACTAAAACATATGTATCAATCTTTTCATCATTCGGTAGTAATTCAACTAAATCCAAGATTTGCCACCACATATGTAATGCAGTATGGTTTCCATTTATGTATAAGTCATATTTAAAGGGTCCTAAATAGTTAGTCTTTTTATCCTTTGAAAAAACCATTTGCTTAGACCATGATGACTTAATGTTTAAAAATCCATCATCTAAGTATCCTAACTTATCTATAATCCATTCAGTAAAGTCTGTCATTAGACTTTTCCAACTACTTCCATTCCATTCAAAGTCTAGACATTTAAAAAATGTCGGAGTTCCACCACTGTTTATCCAATTTACTTTTCTATCTCTGAATTTATATAAATAGTTTCTTTCATTTGATTTGATAACCAGATTATATTTGTCCATAACTAATATATCATTGGTATCATAAAATATATCATATGACATCTTACCTATGGATTCTTTACTGTCTTGGGAGATATTTGATGATCTAGCGTTTAACTCACTATCAGTTGGTATAGGTTGAACAAATTTTGATAATTTCATACCTTTCCCAATTTCCACCCAAAGACTATCTTTTCCAGTAGCCTTTACAGCAATATCCTTGGTTGAAACATTTTCGAGTTGAGAAGAGTACTTTATCCCAAATAAATGAACCATGGTCATTTGATATCCCTGTGGAGCATTTTGATACATATCACGTAAAATATTAACGAGATTTTCATTGCCCTCGGCAGTACTAATATCAAAATTATTAACATTAAATTTTGAATCATATGCAATGTCTTCTAGATGACTTTGGTTTGAGTTTAAATAATCAACTAGAGACTCATAATCATGTGGTAGCATTCTTAATAAATGATACTTTGAATCATAGTTCAGAGTATTAAATACACTGCATAAATGTAAAATATAACTTTCAACTTCGTTGAAATTATACTTATTTGCACTATTTAGTCTATCTATTGTTAACTCAATCGAAATCGGGTCAAATTCTAATTTGATTAATTCGCTAAGTAGATCCAACAATATTTTTGAGTGCAAAATAGGGTTATTCCCCAAAAGTTCTTCAATTTTTGTCTTCATTGAAAATATCTCCAATTAAGATTATGTCAGTATCTTTAATTTTGGTGTAAATAAAATCTAATCCTAAAATTATTAATGATCTCAATCCAATGCCCGCATCCTCAGGACACAAATCCATAGTTTTGATTATACTTCGAAAAAAAGTATCTGGATCTACAAGACTTGTATTCCATCTTGTATTCAGTTTTGAACCTATAGTCATTAGATTTTTACCTGCATAAAGTTTTCTTCTTAACGCTATTGATGCCGCTAAACGAGCTCCCTCTTGTAGTTCATCAATTAAACCATATGTTTTCATACGATCAAGGCAAATTAAGTTATCATCAGTAACGCCAATTTGTGCTAATTCAGGCATGTTTATTTTACCTCTCTTATATTAGTTTTATAACTAGAGTTTACTTCGTTTCTATCTTGATAGATTTCATATTCATTTAGTAATTTACCTTGCATCTCTGTTCGTATTGATTCTATGTCAATTTGATCTTTATAAACTAACAAAAGTACTTGAGGAGATAATGTTTGAAATGTTTTAATAATTTTGTCACGATGAAAATTTGTCAGTACACTAAATGGGGCATCTAAAATAATGGTCCCTGTCAAACTAGAATTCTTGTGTAACCCATATATTAAAGAAATTGTTATTAAAGTCATATACCCACTAGAGATATTGGGCACAACTCTATCTTGGACATCGATGAGTTTCAGTCCGTAATTTTCATCAAAAACTAGTCGATCATACTGTTGGTTTTCTGATATACTCTTGAACATTAAAGATGCATCATGTTGGACTTTAGTTCTCATATTTTCAGAGTACTTTTCAATAGACAATTTTAATACTTCAATAAGATTTGTGGTCTTTTGAATTTTGGAATCGATTGAAGTTAAATCTACTGTTGAAGGTGATTTTTTGATAATATCGTCAATTAATGTTTGAATTCGCTTGATTTCATCCTCAGAATTTTTAAGCATTCCTTTATAAATTTCTTCATTTTTAGAAGCTATTGAATACGCTTTTGCTACTTGTTCAATATTTGAAGAACCACCTAAATTTTCAATCTGTGATTCTATGTCCGATAATTTTCGTATTGTATTATCTTTTTCAATCAATCTAATTTGGATATCAGATTCTATATTACTAATTAATTTACTAAAATCTAAAGGTTGAATTTGATTTGAAAAAGTTTTTAGAGTTGATATTTTTAAATTGTACTTGTCAAGTTTATTCTTTTCATCATCAGTAATTGTTACGATGTCTTTTTCTAGTTCGACAATTCTATCATTAATCGTATTAACCTCGTTAGATGCAATGTCGTGACCGCAGTATGAACACTTTGACTTCAATATTAAATTCCTTAAGATATCAATTTCATTCATGATAGCGTAGTTATTGTTTAAACTCTCTATAGTTTGATTTATATCTTGAGGAGTTTTTGTTATTTCTGAATTAATTAAATCATAACAAATTGATTTATAATTTTTTAAATATGTTTTTAACGCTTCTTTCTTAATCTTTATACTTTCATTGATGGTAGATATTGCAATATTTAATTCTGATTTTTTCTCAATCAACTCTCTAATCCTTTGATTATTCTTTAATGTTGTCTCATTTTTATTTTTTGAATCGATTGTTGTAATCAAATCAATTTCTATTTGTTTTTTGGATTCAATAAACTGATTTTGCTGTTCCGTTAATCTATTCAATTCATCTAGAAGTTTTTGATTTTTACTTTGTTCACGAACGAGTTTTAATCTTTCGAGTTGTAATTTTTCTAAGTGTTTTTCTAAGTCGGATTTTGAATTTTCTAGTGTTGTAATTCCTAGTATTTTTCTTATTGAGTCATATATTTCTAGGTTTTTATTATTATCCAATAAGTCTTTATACTTTGATATTGTTTCGCCTTCAAAAAGAATATATTCTGATATTTTCTTAGGTATAATATTTTTGAGCACCATCATTGTTTCATTTACTGACAAAAAATTCTGATTTTTTATTAGAGTCACAGTGTCTTCAAAATCGTTATCATTTCTTGGTAATCCATGAACACTTCCTTTAATTCTTTTAATTCTTTTAAGAACATATGAGTCATTGTTATATTCGAAGTCAAGAGCAACATACATCTCAAAGTTCTCTTCTTCCCATGCAACTATATTCAACTCGTTCTTAATCTTGAATGCACCAATACTATCAAGTTCATCATAAAGGACAAATTTAATAGCTCTGATAAGAGAGGATTTACCGATACCGTTGTCCCCTAGAACAATAGACAATCCATCATTTTTCCCAAAATCAAAACTTTGAGTACCATAATAAGGTCTGAAATTTTTGATAATTATTTTATTAATATGAAGCATGTTATCTCCCCTTTTTTTACCTTACTAATGTCTCAATAAGTGTTTTAATTCTTGGTCTGTCATCATTAAATTCATACTCTTTTTCAGACTTGATTAAACTGTTTAAAATATGTTTATATTCATCAAGTGTTTCATTGGACATATCCTTAAAGTGTTCATCAATAACTGAATTAATCACATCTATATAATTATCATTCATTTGTCCCATAATCTCCTTCAATATCAGTAATGTTATTGTTGTTCATAATAACTTGAATTTTACTTCTAATTAATTTTGAATTTTTTGCATTTTCTGCGAAAGTCATGCTTCTTGCAATTTCTCCCCTCAGGATTGAAAGACTTTTTTCTAAATCTTCTTCCAGTGAGTTGGGTACAACTATACAATCAAAAATATACGCAAAATTTTTATCCTTATGTTTTCTCAATACTCTCCCACGTCTTTGAATATATTGTCTAGGGTTCTTACTTGATGATAGTATAATTGCATGGTCAATTGAAGGTATATCAACACCTTCATCTAGGCAATTAATAGAAAGTAAAATTGCTCCGTTTGTTGAAAAATGTTGTATTGTTTGGTCTAAATCATTATCAGTATTTGTGTGATATTCAAAAACATTTCCTTTAAAGATGCTGTGTTTAAGAAGCTTATTCTTCAATTCAATAACTTGCTCTGTATCATCTAGATATATAAGCCATCTATGATTAGTTTGATAGTATTTCAGCAATATGTTTTCAGCTACTGTAATTTTAAATTCTGCTTTTTTAAGAATATCAGCACGTTCAAACAATAATCTATCCAGTCCTTTTATATCATTTATATTCGTAATATCTTTGTTAATAACTATTTTTTTATTTATTTCATTTGTTAGTCGATTCCATTTTTCTTGTTCATTTGTATTTAATTCAACTTCCGTAACCTCATAGAAATATTCACAAAGCACACCATCTCTAATAGCGTCACTTAATAGATATTTTGGAAGTACAATACCTTTGAAGAATTCAATAATTTTATTAGTAGATAAATCATCAAAATATCTCTTTGGAGTAGCACTGAGACCTATTCTAGATCCGACATTAACGCTTAATAAACTTATGTTTTGAGGAGATCCGATATTATGTACTTCATCACAAACATAAAATATGTGACTTCCCCAGGCTATATTGTCAATAAATTGACTCTTACTAGCGGTTTGATAAGTAGTTAATATGCATCTTTTTATGTTCAGTTTTGGATTTGAATACATTTTTAACTTTGATGCATCGATAGGGTGTCCTGCACCAACTTGTAATAGAGTAACCTCATCATTAAACAACTTTATTAACTCATTATACCATTGAATAAATAACAATTTTGATGGTACTAAAACTAGCGGGATTTCATTCCTTTGATAAATTGCTTCTCTAATTGCACAAAGAGCTGTAAATGTTTTACCTGATCCTGTACACATTTCAAAAAGTCCCTGCCAATTATTGTTTTCCCAATTGTTTAAAATAAGTTCTTGGTGGGGTTTTACTTTTCTGGCATTAACCCCTACTTCAGCGAACCATTTTTCCTTTTTGCTAAATAGTTCATATTTTACTTCTTCTATAAGTTCACTTATTTCAAGATTACTGACAAATGACTTTATTTTTTTTATAGATGTATCTGGAATATTGAATGTTGAAATATGTGGTTCAAGATTATTCCACATTTTTTCAAAATGATCTTTAACCAAATCAACTCGATACTCATCTTTGGGATTATCCCAACTTGTAAAAGCATCAAAGGATTCACTATTTCCAAATGCGGAAACACCTTTGAATGTTTCATTGATTGATCCTCGAAATGCAACTGAATTTCCTTGAATGTCCGTGAAAACTCCAGCTTTATCATGCATCAGTCTTTGTGCTTCTGTATTATCTCCATATATTGCAAGTTTAATTTCTAGTATATCTGCTGCTATTAGTTTTGATAATAGAAGAGTTGAATTTGGGTAATCGAGTAGCATTTGTTCTAATACTTCATCTAGATGCTGAATGATCATTAACTCATCTTTTTCTGAGTATCCACTTTTTATTGCATTTAAGTCATCATCACTCAGTGCAGGTGAACATAGAATGCGAATTTTACCTTTATTAATTACAAAAGTTCTTAATGCTTCATTTATTACCAAGAAAACTGATGAGCCAAAATATCCTGTTATCCTATCATACTTTACTGAATTTTCCATGCAAGGTTTGTAGAATTCATAATAGAGTTCATTCCTAGTTTTAAAATACGTCGGTAAAAAATCAATACTGTTAAGCATCAATATCGACCTCGCATTTCATTACTTTTTCATTTTTCACTTCATTAATGTTTCTTGTAGCTAACTCTGAGAATTCTTTTGAAATGTCTATGCCAATAAACTTTCTTTTCAACTTCAAGGCTACCTTCCCAGTAGTTCCACTTCCCACCCATGGATCTAATACAATGTCATTTTCTTGAGTACATGCAAGGATATACTTTTCTGGTAAATACTCTGGTTGCACTGCTTGATGATCCTCGCTTCTTCCAGATACTGCACCATATACAATGTTCGAGTTTAGATTGATGATATCATTTCTAAAATCGCTTGGTAGCAAATTAAATACTAAGTTACTCATCTCATTGTTTGAAATATTTAATGGAAGAGCACCAAGTTCATTTGGTGTTATTTTTTTTTCTTTTGAAACATATTGTAATCCGTTTTTTCTAGGTTTAAACGTTGTATTTTGATATGTCTTTAAGGATGAATCTGAATACTCTCTTCTAATAGGATCAATATTGATTTGCCATTTAGCTGATTTTGAAAACCATAAATTGTACTCATATGCATCTTGACATGCAACTCTTACCCCTGTTGGTACCGGATTGGACTTAATCCATATTTCAATATCAACACAGTAGAGTCTTAACTCTTTCTTCATATGAAGCATTAACTCTTCAATAATCAATGATCTCTCAGATGACTCATCATTACTTTTAGGATTTGTCCTATTTGCTTTAACATTTATTACTATAAATCCATCATCAGTTAGTTTTGGTAATGCGTTCTGGATAAATGGTGATATTTCATCAATATAATTATCGATTTTCCAAGTTTTATAGTTTCTCTTAGCATTTGGGTACGGTGGTGAACCGTAAAATAATTTAATTGAATTATCAGGAATTTTCTTTATTTTTTCTATGGCGTTGCCATGCAATATACAAAAGCCATTCTCGTTTAATGAACTCAATATTTTATTTTTTTTTGATTTGATATTATTCATTAGTGTCACAACCCCTTGTCAGTCTTTGAGCTTATATATAATTTTACCATTATTTTATGCATTTTTCGACCTTATTTTAAAAAAAGACCTTTTTGGATGATTCAGAAAATTCTTTCCTTGCACTCTCCATCGCAGTAATGAAATAACCATACTTGTTTTTAATTGGTTCATCTTTCAAATCCTGGTTCTTAATACGTTCTTTGTTCCTATGTATGAAGTATTGAACATACAGTTTGTAATCATCAAATTCATAACCGTTTCTCCCAATGAACTTATTGAAAAAGTTGTCATAGCGAAAATATTCGAGTTCATCAACTCTTGTAAGATACCTAGCGTTAATTAGATACCTGGTTAAAACATGATTCTTTGAGAAAGTTATTTCATCTTCTAACTTGCTACTTTTATCTAATTTCTCTAATATATCCGATTTATCTAATACATCCTTTACTATCGCATTAATATCAATACCTTTACTATAATCTTTATTATTGGGTGTCATTTTGTCATCAGTTAAGTGACATTCTGACACTGGTTCTTGTGACACATTGTCATCATAATTGTGTTCTTTTGTCATGGGTAGTGACATTTTGTCACTGGTGTATTTGTTAGGAATTATCTCGAAGGAGACATACTTAATGTAATTTTTGTAATATTCACTTTTCTCTATAAATTTCTTCTCAATGAGTGAATCAACGAGTCTGAATACTTGCCTTCTTGAAATGTCCAATCTATTCGCAAGATATTCAATAGATCCAAAGAACCCACCTTTTTTATCTTGAGAGTACGAAAAAATTAAGGCATATAACCTTAACTCACTACCTTTGAGACCCATTTCAGTCATCCAGTAGAACTCCACTATAAAGTGATTTGATGGTATTTCATTCTTTGGCATTATCATCACCCATAAACATTGTTTTAAATATCTCCTTTAAGACTGTAACAACGACCGAATTGCCAGCTAGTCTGTAGAGTGCTGTTTCACTAACCTTACCATCAATTCTCATGAAGTCATAATCACTCCATCCCATCAACCTATAACTTTCCTTAGGTGTGATTTTCCTAATCGAAACTAAGTCATTTTTATTTACTACAACACCTAAATCACTTACTGATGTTTTCAGTGTAGGAATCGATTCTTTTTGCACTACACCACGTTTTTGGTGAGGTCGGTTGATGTAGATGCCATCACCCACTTGGGCGGTCGTACTACCCTTTTTTGTCGCTTCTGGAACGATTACAAAGTTATCGGTTGGTGTTGATCCGGTTCTAGTTGTTATTGTCCAAGCATATTGACTATTTTCATCGTGTGGTCTAAATCTAGTTCCTCTAACATAACCATTTCTATTTTTTGTATCTGTATAATACATAAACATTTTCGGTGAAACAAAGTACTTTTCATCCACTTGATCATCAAGATATTCACTTAACTTCTTGGTAAGCGGAATCTTCTTTGGAAATACATATGGTTCTTCCCTTTGTAACGAGACGAGAAAAAGTCGCTTTCTATTTTGAGCGACTCCATAATCTTTGGCATTGAGAACATCGTAGTAATTTCTATATCCCATCTCTTCCAGTATCCGTAGCCATATTTTAAAATGTTCCAAATATCTCTTTCCCACTAATGTAGGCACATTTTCCATGATTAAGTAACTCGGTTTATTTTCAGTTGCATTGAGCAATCTCTCTATCTCCCACAATAGACTCGACTGTGTGTTCGATTCACGATCCATTCCTTTCATCTGACCAGCTATCGAAATGTCAGTACAAGGAAATGAATAGCACCACATATCTGCATCAGGAGTTTTTCTAACTCTTCTAATATCTCCAAGAACATTGGTTGCTCCATGGAGGATTTGATACGCTTTAATTGCATTCTCATCAATCTCAGAAATACCAACAACTTCGTGTTCTATGTCTAACTCTTTTAGTGCCTGGTGATAAGCACCAATACCAGCAAAAAATTCAATGATTTTTAGCATAATTTCTCCTTCTAAAATAATGTGAACGCCAATGAAAAACGCACCTAGTTATTTTGTCCTACAAAGGGTATATCAAGGGTAGCCTTTGTCGTACAAAAGGTATGTTTACATTGCCGTTCACTACTGTTATGTGTCGTTATTTTTTGATACTAACTTTCTCTTCTTCCAAAGTATTCTCGGCCATAAATTTATCGAGGTTTTCTTTGGTTACTCTGTAGTAATTACCAAATTTAAATGCTTTGATTTTTCGTTCTTTGACATACCTTAAAACTGTCTTTCGAGAGACTTTAAGATAATCTGCTACCTCATTTAATGTATATGTTTCATTCATTTTTTCTTCCCACCTAATCTGTTGTCGATAATCTCTTCGATAAGTTTGATTCCACTTTGTAACACCAGGACACTAGTTTGATTAATGTATTTGTCCAGTTTTGATGATGATAAAGTGATCACTCTAAAATAGTTTTTATCAACGAATGTTTTTTTGGGTTGGTTATGTTCATCAAATATTCCAGCTTGCCTAAGATGCTCTGCAATGATGGAGGATGGAATCGGTTTAGAATACTTGAGTGCAGAACTGATATTAATAAAGTTCACTGGAGCAATCTTGGTCCCATAGATGTTTTTAACAATTTTGATATAAGGTTCTAATTTCCGTTCTTTGGTTTCCAACGACATGACTTTGGTTAACAGTTCATTGCGTTCTTCAATGAATTTTTGGGCAATTTCAGGATGATGAAAATCATTGGTGGTCAACCCATCAAAGTTCTTCTCTTTTTCGTATTTATGTTTGCTCACTTCGTTAAAGAAATCTAATGCTCTCATAGATTTGGATATCTGGAACAATCTTTCAAATGACTTATAATCGATGAAATCAGCTTGTTTACGGTTAGTGGATATGGTGCTGACATCAAACCTAGTAATGGAAACAGTATCTTCTTTTACATCTTCGCTATTTTTATCTAGCCCAAAGCCTTTCAGTGCATCGTGTAATTGTATAAAGAATTCATTTTCATAATAAGCAACAAATACATTTGGAAAGTCTTTGAGATAGAGAATATAAGCTTCCTTGCTATTCATTCGGTTTCTCCTTGTTGTTAAATAGTGCATTGCTCACGATTTTGTTTGTATTGGATTTCATGCCCTCAACCATGTGACTGTAAATCTGTGTGGTAGAGATATTTTTGTGTCTAAGTGCTTCTTGTGTTTGAAGAAGTGAGGCACCTTGTATCAAAGCGGTTGTCGCAAATGTATGTCTTAAACTATGTACTGAATAAGCTCTTGAATCATAGCCTATGGATACCAATAGTTCTTTTACAATACTGCGAATAGATTTCGTGGATAAACGACCTTGTTTCCCAGATTTAATCTGTGATAAAAACAAAGGTGTTTTATCATTGTCTTTAATAATGTTGTCTTGATTTACTGAATTGATATAGTCACTAAGAGAATCAAATGTTTCTTTTGATAGTTTGACATAATCAGCTTTTGAATCTCTTCCTTTACCTTGAATATGAAGTACATACTCGCCATCAATCATATCGATGTCTTCAACATCAGCACGACTTGCTTCTATACTCCTGATACCAGTCGTTAAGAAAAGAACTACCAACGCATAATCTCGTTTTCCGAGTTCATTGGTTGCTTTTCGTTTTGCTTTTCTAATTAATTTTCTTGAATCCTTAATAGATAACGGCATTCTTTTGAATGTTGTTTCAACTTTACATCCTCTTACTTGGTAGGATATATCTTCATATAATCCAATAAACTTTAAGTATCTATAGAACCCTCTGATTACAACGATATATTTTTGGACAGAGGCACTTTCATTTTGTTTGAGCATATCTTCTTTGAAGGATATAAGATCGTTTCTAGTTGGTTCAAGAATGCCTTTATCCTCAAGGTAAGTCGCCCAGTGCCACAAAATGTTTCGATAACTGTCTTTCGATATCTTTTTTAAGTCGGTATATGCTATGTATCGTTCTATCTCTGCTTTAGTATTCATCACTTTGTTCCTCTTTTAATGAATACCAAGGTTCTTTGGATAATCCTTTTTTAATTCGCTTACGTTGATATGCAGCCTCTCTTCTAACCAATTCTTCAACGCTCACCTTGAGTTCTTTTGCTAATCTCACATAGAGAATTGCACTCATCCTATGTCCCCGGGTTCCTGATTCTAATTGATAATAGTTTTTTCTATCTAAGAAGATTCTCGAGGCTAAAAGGTCCGTAGTGAGTCCAGCTTTTAGTTTCAAATCAATCAAGTAATTTCTCGACAATGCTTCTTTTCTATCTGGTTGATCCTTATTATGTGTATCCACCTTCATAAGACACCTCCTTGTGTTGGGTCTATTGTAAGTGGTCATACACTTGTAAATATTCATGCTTTATCATAAGTTGTCCGTGTAATATCTAGATTAACATTTTTAAATGATTTTATGTGTTTTTTATTTGTTACGTGTTATACTTTAGTTATAGTGTTAATTCTAACGAAACATACTGGAGGTGATTTTTGTGGCAGTATACGATGGATACACAAAGGGGTTATTGGATAACATTGGTTATCGACTCAAGTTTTTAAGAGACAAACATAAGGTTAAAATTGACCGATTGTCTGAAGTTCTTGGGGTAACTCGAGTTCAATATCACAAGTATGAAAAAGGTGAAAGCCAAATCAGCATTGTTGGACTCAAGCGAATTGCCGATTTCTATAATGTAAGCCTTGAGTTTCTAACTAACAATCATCTTGCTCAACTCACCAATGCTGTTTTCTTTAATGAATACCATCTAGATCCATCATTTAAAGATGTTATTCGTGAGACAAAAGTTCACATTTCAGATGAGTACTCATCCATATATTTTGTTAAAGACGGCAATCACACTTATGTATTCGAAGCCATTCAAGATTCTCCTGGTACATCTGGTGTTTATTTTTATGAGTTTGATTCCAAAAAGTATATGTCGAAAGTAATTTTGCCTACACAAGTACAAAATAAACCATTTGAAGCACTGCTTTTCTTCAGCGATAGTTCGCATGTAATCATACGAAATAGAAATGATGTTTTCTTTATGGGACGGCTAATTGGTGAATATTTGGACATACAACCAGGAAAATTCATTAAAAAATAACGAGTCTTCAGTTTGACCCCTAAATATTCAAATTATCAGTGTTACAATGGGGTTGGTTCATGAATACCTATAGATCGTTTCTACTACACATATGAGGTATGTAGAGATGATGACAACAACAGAAAATCGTATATTAATGTCTGCAATAACCCTTCTATTTTTGAAGGGTTTTTTAAGTTTAGAAGATTATCTAAAAGTGTTCACAAACATTACCAATAATCGATTTTTTAAGGTATAACACTAACAACGTAGAAGGGAGCAATTAAAGCATGAAGACAATTGAAGTAATTAAACCAACCAACAAGTTTTACAACGTAGCAACGAATGAGGTAATCAACAAAAAGCGAGTTGCTGCGTATGCACGTGTGTCAACTGATGAAGATGATCAGTTAAACTCATTCAAGTTCCAAATTGAAGAATATACCAAACGGATTCAAGCAAATAAAGATTGGGAGTTCATCGGTATGTTTTCTGACCAAGGTTTATCTGGAACACAAATGAAAAAGCGTCCAGAGTTCATGAAGATGATTGAACTAGCTAGACGCCAAGAGATTGATTTAATTTTAGTGAAGTCGATTTCACGTTTCGCAAGAAATACAGTTGATATTCTCTCCCTAGTAAGAGAGCTTAGAGACTTGGGATGCATCATTTATTTTGAAAAGGAAAACATCTATTCAAGTGACCCACAGATAGATTTTACTTTAGCGATTCTTTCATCAATAGCCCAAGAGGAATCAAGATCGATTTCTACCAATGTCAAGTGGAGTGTTGAAAAGAGATTCAAAGCAGGAAAAATGCACATTTCGAGAATCTACGGATTTGAAAAGTCGGAACAAGGTGAACTAGTGATTAACGAAGATGAAGCCAAAACTGTTAGATTAATCTACTCATTGTTCCTTCAAGGGTTTAACATCAATGATATTAGAAAAGTCCTTAACGAAAGAAAGATACCAACATTGAACAACAAAGAGTGGCTTTATAACGGTGTTAAAACGATTTTAACCAATGAAAAGTATTGTGGTGATGCCATTCTTCAAAAGACTGTTACAACGGATTATTTGACCCACAAGCAAGTGAAAAATGATAACCTTGCAACGAAGTATTTTGTTAGAAATAATCATGAAGGTATAGTGAGCAAATCTGCATTTGAAATGGTGAAATCCATATTTGAAGAATCAACCAAATCATCTCGAAATCTAGTTACCAAATATCCTTTGACCAATCTTGTTTATTGTTCCAAGTGCCATGGTAATCTTCGTAGACACTTAGTCAACTATCGACGTCCATCTGAAAAGGTGGTTCTTGATTGCAAACACAATAGAATGGATAAATCCATCAAGTGTAACGAACCTTGGGTTGATTCGGATTTAATACTTGAGACAGCTATGGAGTCTATCAAGCATCTATTATCTTCTGATGATGTTGTCAATTCGCTGATGAATGAACTTTCTAATGTATCTTGCAGTGAAGAGTTAAGTGAACTTTTACTCAGGAAGAAACAAGAGTTGAGTAGACTCGTACATCAAAAAAACACAGATGCTAATCTGCTACCAGAATCATTTCTAAACCAGGAAAAAATACTGAAGAAAGAAATCAATACTCTAAAGAAAGAAATCACTTCTTCTATCAAAAACGTTTCACTCGTTGAGATAATGAAGAACCATTCTGCAGATATCATCACAAAGGATTCTCAGTACTTAATCAAAAACATTTATTCACTCATTATAATGGATGTTGATAAAATCATTTGCGTTATTTCTAAAACAACATCAACCGAAGAGTTGATCTGTAAAATAGATGAGTTGGTTAAAATGGACTCATCAGTACGTGGTTTCTACAAGGATTATAGTAGAGAAAAAACTTTTGGATACAAGGTGGTTGTTCATGAATAATGTGTTTGAGATTCCAGTTGATGTTTCTCATCTCATCAAAAAGAGAGTTGTTATTTATGCAAGAGTATCCACTGAATTTGTTGAGCAAGAAACTTCTTATGAGAGACAAGTTCTTGAATTAGCGAAATCCGTTAGAGAAAACCAAAACTATAATTTGGTTTGTGTATATGCTGATAAAGAAAGTGGACGTTCAACAAATAGACCTGCATTCGTTCAGATGATGGAACTTGTCAGTACTGGTGCAGTGGACTTGATTCTTACGAAGTCTATTGCTAGATTTGGTCGTAATATTGTAGAGGTCGTAAGCTTAATTCAAGAGTTAAGATTGAAGGGTGTAGAAGTCTATTTTGAGAAGGAAAGTATATCATCAAATGATCCGAAGATGGACTTAACTTTATCATTACTCAGTGCTCATGCTGAAGAGGAATCTAAACAGATATCATTAAATACGATTTGGGCATTTGAAAGTAAAATGAAAAGAGGTTTAAATACGACTTCAAGAATGTATGGATATTCTATTAAGAAAGACAACTTCACGATAGTAGAAAACGAAGCTGATATCGTTAGAAAGATTTATTCATATTACATCTTAGGCTATTCATATAATAATATCATTCAACACCTTTTCGAACTAGGAATAGCATCGCCATCTGGGAATAAAAAATGGAGTCAAAGAACACTTGAGGATATCCTTAAGAATGAAAAATATGTTGGTGATATGTTGCTGCGAAAGAAAATGAATGATCGAATTGTAAGACCGGAAATATTAACTGCTTTGAACTTGAATCAATACTATGTTAGTAATCATCATGAGCCAATTATTACAAGAGAAACCTGGAATGAAGTTCTTAGTCTAAGAAAAAAACGTACTACGTTTGATAGCAAAGGTAAATTCTTCAAACTCAACCCATATGCTTATTTCTACTTTTCCATAGACTACAATAGACACTTCACGTATTATGTTGAACGGCATAAAGGTAAGTACGAAGTTCCCATGCTTGTTTGTAAAAGTGATTTAGGAAGGTTTGCATTTAAAAATTCCGATATTGAAAATGGTATATCAAAAGCTGCCACATACATTCTTAAGTACAGGGATATAATAACTGATCATGTAAAACAACAAATAGCACCTAGCTCATTGTTAATTTCTAATCAATTGGATGAGTTATATTGTGATATTCAAGTTAAGTCTGTTAATGAACAATTAACTAGGTATTCTATAATATCTGACAATTTATCAAAGTTGCATCGAATCAATAATGTCGAAAAGTTAATATCAGAAACAGTTTTCTTCTCAAAGAAACTTGTTGCTGAACCTAACATAGATTACATAAAGAAAGTCTTTACAAAAGTTATTTTTAGCGGATTCAAAGTACATCTAATCATCTCCATAACCAATGATGATATAAAAGCAATTCCAGATAAAAAATATCTCATTCACACCTATCGAATTCCAATTATCTATAAATACAAAAATAGTGAATTGGAATTCAATCTTTATATTTGTTAGTTCGGAACCACATTACCCCCTAAATGATGGCTTGAAATGAAGTTCGGAACCACATTACCCCCACTTTGAAATTGTTACTATCGATAAAGCAAAATTGTTCTCAATGCGACTCTATAAATGAAAACGACCCCATTTCATAAGAAATAAGGTCGTTTTTCATTAAAATATCGCTATTTTCCCCTAGTTTAGGGGAGTAATCAAAGATAACTATGGTGCCCGAGGCCGGACTCGAACCGGCATGAGTCACCCCACTGGATTTTGAGTCCAGCGCGTCTACCAATTT